TTGTTGACGCTGTCGTCGTCAAAGAGTCCACAGAAATCTTAGCTCCGACTCCCGGAGTTGTTCCTCCTCAGTTTCGCGACCATCTATTCAAACCCGGCAATCAAGCATCACTCGGAAACAAGCCAAGAGTCCCAGACATTCGTGTAAAGGTTCGCAACTTCCTTGAAGACTTAGACCCAAAACATCCCGACCGCTCGCGGTTGCAATCCCTCTTCTCGCATCTATTCAACCTGATCGAGAAGGAGAGCAAGACAGCAGTTAAGGCCGCCGAGCTACTGTTGTCATACGGTTACAACAAGCCCGCTAGCGCTGACGCTGACCTCGAAGCGATAGCCGAGGGCGGAGTGAAGATTCTGATCCTGCCTGCACTCCCGGCTCAGCCAGCACCGCCTGCACTGCCAGTCGCCGAGCCTGACTCACACAGCGAAGATGGTAGGAAGATAGACTAAGTGTTGTGTTATCAATGGCTGCCGGAGAAGCAAGCATACTCCGTCACATGTCTTCCAAGCTGTGAAGCAGAGCGAACAACGAGGCGATGCTTGCGTCGTTAGCCGGGGAGCCGCCCTCCTCTGGTAAAAGCGACCTGTGGGGTAACTTGAAGGGCGGCATGCTTTCTGCGGCGCGGGGGACTGCGTTCACGCTAAAAAATTTTTCACCGCGTACACAGGTATTAAACAGGATGCCGAGCAAAAATCCTGTAGTACTCAAAGCGAAACGCAAGCGTAAGCAGGCCCGCCGTAGAAGCAAGGTGAAGGCACTACGCCAAGCCTGCAAAATTGCCTGCATCGACTGCGGGGCTACCGAGAAACTTCAGTTTGACCATGTCAGGGGGATCAAGCGGATAAATGTAGCCAGCATCAGACACACCGCCACCGCACTTCTCGCTGAGATTGCCTTATGCGAGGTTCGTTGCTCCCCGTGTCATCACACACGGCACAAGAAGCTCCGTTCGCTCTAAAAAATTTTTGACATTATGCCAAAGGCCCAAGAAACCGCGACGCACGACTTCAGGGAAAATTTTGAATTTCTCCCCGTGACCCGAGACTTGATGGGGGTGCCCGCCGCCCAGAAATTAAGCTGGGGCGGAATCCGCTCCGGCAAGACTCAGGGCGCGTTGATGTATTTCATTTTCGCCTACTGCCTCAAGTACGCCAAGTGCGACATCCTCGTCCTCCGCCGCAACTTCAAGGAACTGGAATCTGGCGCGATCAAGGACTTCAAGGAACTGGTTCCCGCCTCGGCCTACACCTACAACGCTGGCACACATATCGCGACCTTCCTCAATGGTTCCCGCGTTGTGTTCGGACACTGCGCCCACGGCAAGATGAGTGACGTTTTGCAATATTTGGGAACTGCCTACTGCGGGATTCTCGTCGATGAGTGTAGTCAGTTCAGCCCCGATGTATGGGAAGTTTTGGTCTCCCGCAACACCCTGAACGTCGGCATCGAGGCCGACGCCGAGGGCAAGTTTCCCGTCCCGATGATCTGGGGCTGCACGAACCCGGTCGGGCCGTACTGGGGATTCTACAACACCGTGTTCGGAGACCACGCCCACGGGATTCCCGGCAAGCCTTGGGACGCTCCCGAGTCCGCACGCGCCGACTCTCGCGGCAACTGGTGGGTCACCGAATCCGGCGAGAAGCGGCTGGTCTACAACGCCTCCGCCTACGTCGAGCGCCACAGCACCCCGTTGGACAATCCGTACATCATAAAAAAAGACCCCGGCCTGATTCAGCGCTTGAAGGGCATGTCCAAGGCCAAGCAGGAAAAATATTTGCTAGGTCTTGCCGGGAAAGTTGAAGGCCAATATTTCGACTCCTTCGACCCCGAGTACCATGTCGTGTCTCTCAAGGAAGACCCCGACGCTGTCATTTGGCAGGACTGGCAGCCAGTGGTCGCGGGAGGCGACTGGGGAATGGGCAGCGCTGGTCACTACACCGCGTTCTATTTCCTGACGAAGGCTCTCGTCCGCGTTGATCCCCTGCTCGAATACAAATTAAGAACTGTGTGCTTCCGCGAAGTCATCGAGCGAAATAAAACTGATGAGGAGATGGCTGGCATCCTCGCCCGCGCGGCAAGGTTCCCCGGAACCGGGAAGGCGTGCGCCCAATGTTTGAAGCAGAACGTCATGGCCTGCAAGCATCCGCTGCTCCGCCTGTCCGCCATTTATTTCTCTCACGAAAAGTTCTCGAAGCAGATGGAAGCGAACTCCCCCGCAGTATTGTTCTCTAAGCATCTGGTGAAGGCCGGGCTATGCGGCGTGACCCCGGCAGCAGCAGGGCCTTCCGCCCGCGTCAACGGGGCGACCACGATTTACACAGGCTTCAAAAAAGGAAACTTGGTCATCTTGGATTCTTGTCCTGAAATCATTCGTGCGATCCCCGCGATGGAGACTGACCCCGATGATCTCAATGACGTGCTCAAGCCCGACGGCGTGAATAAATTTGACGACGCATACGATGGGTTCCGTTACACGGTGTACGGCATGATGTCGTCACGATCCATGCCCGAGAACGAACGCATCCGTCAGGAGATTGACCTGATCACGGACCCGATGGCGAAGCGGATGTACCTGTACAAGATGGCCAAGGACAAGGAAAAGAAGAACGACCCCGCCTTCGAGCGGAAATCCAACTGGAGCGACCGCATATGACCACGAAAATCCCGATTGACATCTCGGCTTTGCCCTTGGGAAGCATCGTGCAGCTTTTCGAGATAGGCGAGAACTACGTCCAGATCGGCTACATCGAGACCGGGAAGCGCGACGCGGAGGGAACCCTGTCCCGTGGCATCGCGTTCTCGGCCTGCACCTGCCCTGAGGGCTTCACTTCCATCGCGCTGTCGCTGTGCGGCGTCAAGCCGTGCTGCTGCGAGCACGCCAAGGAAGCAGTGCGACTCAGCGTGGAGGGAATCACCGATGTGGTTTGATCGTTCCGTTAAAGCACTTGCAGAGCAGTACGAGGCCCGCATCGCCGACAAGAACGAGCTTCTCCTCGACCAGCGGCAGCGCATCGCGGCTCTTGAAGCCGACACCGAGAGGATGCGCATGATCCTGATGCCGCTGTCCTCCGCCCCCGGCGCGGCGTACTCCCGCTCCAAGGCTGTCCAAAACATGCCTTCCCGTTCCCTTAGTAGCGTTCCGCCGCCGTCAACAGACTGGCAAAGCTTTCTCGGCAAACATATGACGGAACTTGAGAAGGAAAAGGAAACCACCAGTGGCACACAAAGCTAAGGACGGCAAGGAATTCACCAACGCATCCCAGATGCGTCAGCACGACGCCCGCAACGCGGAGAAGGCACCAGCACCACACGCTCAGCGTGGCGAAGCCGCAAGCGAGATGGGCGAAGAGGAAGGACGCGCACCGCAGGAAGTAGTTGACGCCCACGGCCCCGCGCACGAAATCACCATCACTCATCCCAAGGAAGGCAAGGGGAAGCACACCGTCTCCTCGAAGCATCCCGACGGACATCAGCACGAGTCCGAGCACGAAACTCCCGAAGAGGCTCATCAGGCAGGAGCGACTCTCGGCGGCGTAGAACCCGAGCCGGAACCAGCGATGGCTTCTTCAGCCGGAGCACCCGCTCAAGGAATTCCCGGACTTTCTTAATGAACACGAATGGTAACAACAACATCGTCATCGGCGTGGAAGTATTGGCGGAGAGGATCAATAACGTCTCCAAGAAGCTAGACGAGCAGGCTGCCACCCAGAAGCAAGCCGTTGACGCCGCTATGACCGCTTCACAGACCGCTATCAGTGCCGCTCTGGCTACGCAGGAGAAGGCCGTGAACGCGGCTTTCTTGGCTTCAGAAAAGGCTTTGACTGCCGCTTTGTCAGCTTCGGAAAAGGCTATCTCCAAGTCTGAAGCAGCACAAAGTGAAGTGAACAAAATCATCGCCGAACTCCAGAAGGATGTCATCTCCCTCCGTGAATCCCGCTCTCAGGGTTCGGGTAAGGACATCGCCAAGAGCGGAGACCAGAAGCAATCGAATTTTAATCTCAATCTGGCAATCATCATCGCATTCAACATCGCCACTCTCGCCGCCGTGTTGTGGCAGGTGTTCAAGTAATGCCAGCAACGTCCAAGGCACAGTTTCGGTGGCTTCACACGGATTCGGCAAAGAAAGCCCTTGGTGCTTCCGGCGTGAGCGAGTGGGAAAACGCGACTGGTAGCCCCAAGGGATTGCCGGAACGCAAGAAAAAGTTCACGCACGCACCGAAGAAGGATCGCAATGGCTGAAGAGATAGAGAAGACACCAGACGAATCGGGAACCGGATTCTACTCCAGCGATTATGGGCTGGGAGAGTTCGCTTCGTTCGAGGCGTCTGACAAGCCGTTCGTCGAGCTTAACACCGACGAGAAGAATGCCCTGATGGGCCTCGTCACCATGGTGTCCCGCACGGACACAGCCGCACGCCGCTACGAAGTTGAGTTGGCATGGGAAGCGAATTTATTTTTATTTGGACACCAGCATCTTCTTCCACGGCGCGGCGGCGGATGGGCGTTGCCCGGCGAGAACACACGCTGGGGAGTCAACGCCGCATCTGATCAATCCCAACTTTACAGCACGAACACCTACGGCAGGGATCACGACATCATCGTCGGCGCACTCGCACGCGAAGTACCCGAGGTTCAGTTCTTCCCCGTTGACCCGGACTCCGACCCGGACATCACCGTAAGTTCTATCGCCGACGACTTCGCCCAGATTTTCGCGAAGAACAACGACCTGCGTTCCAAGATGGTCGAAGCCGCGCACTACATGTTCACGGACGACCGCGTTGTGTTTCACACATTCTTTGAATTGAACGGAGAGAAATACGGCTGGAAGGACGACGATGAGGAAGAGCCGGAAGTCCCCGAGACGGAAACGCCGGAAGACGACGAAGATGTGTCTGAAACAGAAATCATGTCTGTTGAAGACGCACAGGAACTCCCCGGAGAAGAGAAAAAGGAAGCACCCGAAAAGAAGAAGCGCGTCCCGAATGGACGCGAAGTCGTGTGCGTCTACGGTAAGTTGGCAAGTAAGGTGCCAATTGTTACGAATCATCTTTGCGAGATGCACGCGGTACAACTCTACAACGAAGTAGACTGCAACATCGCCAAGGCGACGTTCCCTTGGATAGAGTCCACGATCAAGCCGGGCAACTGCGGCATCGGTGAAATCGAACTGGACTACATCGCACGCATCAACTGCATGCTCGCTTTGTCCGGGGCCTACACCAGCGGCGACTCGCTCATCAGGCTGTGCACGATCCAGCGGACGTGGCTGCGCCCTTCCATGTTTTTTGACACAAGCATCAACTCCACCATCCGCGAATCGTTTCTTGAGAAGTTTAACTGCGGTGTCTTAGTCGTATGCGTCGGATCGGAGTTTGCTTTCGCACGCGAAGAGAGCATGGACGACCATATCGTGATCGCACATCCGTTCCCCGGCAACGGGCAGAACCGCCGTGCCCTCGGATCGTCTCTAATCGGCCCGCAGAAGCGCTTGAACAACTGGGTTGACTTGCTGGACGATTTCTTCCGCTCCACTGTTCCGAAAAAGTGGATGGATAACGACGCATTCAACGTTGAGGCATTGCGTTCGCAGACCAACAAGCCCGGCGACATGGCTCCTTTCCAGCGCCAGCCCGGTGTTCCGGTAGCTGAACTGATTTACATTGAGCCTACGCCGCAGCCGCAGCAGGCTCTTCCCGATTTCGTCATGAAGTTCTTCACGGACATCCCGCAGTCTTTGTCCGGTGCCGTCCCTTCTCTTTGGGGCGGAGCCATAAACGGCCAAGTCGGAAGCGAAGGCTACGAGATGATGAGGAATCAGGCTCTCGAACGTCTCGGCACACCGTGGTCTGCGTTGAAATCGGCCTTCGCGGAAGTCTATCGCCAAGCAGTCATGTGCGCGGGCCTCAACCGCGACGGAAAAATCTCTCAGTACGTGCCCGGCAAGGGCATTCTCACGCTAGACGCGGACGATTTGAAGGGAAGCGTGTTCTGCTACGCGGAAGATTCCTCGAATTTTCCCGAATCCGCAGAGGATCGTTCGGAAAGGTACATGCAGATCGCCACGGAGGCCGCCGCGAACCCGCTTTTCGGCGCGATCATGGCGATGCCGTGCAACATTCGTGAAATGGCGCTGAATTCCAAGGTTTCACGCATCTCTTTGCCCGGTGAAGACGCGATTGAGAAGACTTTGGGCAACATCCAGAAGCTTTTGCTCGCCGATCCTACTTCCGGCAAGTTCGGGCCTGTGCCGAACCCGCAGATTGAGCAATTGAACCAGAATTTGATGAAGATCAAGACGGGAATCCAGACGGACGTGCAAAACAACGTCCCGATCCCGCCCGACCAGCTTCAGATGGCACAAAAGTTTGAGCAGATGGTGCAGCAGAAGATTCAGTCGCTCCCGCCGCTCGTTTCTACTGTGCAATCGCGGCAGGACGACTCTGAAAATCATTCCATGATCGTAGCCACGCTTGACGAGTGGCTGAACAGCGTGATGGGCAGGAAATACGACAACGGAAACCCAGACCAGAAGGCCGCGTTCGCCAACGTGCTGCTGTATCGCACGGAACAGAAGGCAATCGTGGTCAAGTTGCAGTCTCAGGCTGCCCCGCAGATGAAGGAGACCGTCAACATCACGATTCCGATGGATAAGATGGCACCTCCTGTTCAGGCGGAGCTTTTGTCCAAGGTCGGTCTCACCACGAGTCAGGCCCAGATCGAGCAGAGCAAGAATTTGGATACGCAGCACAAGGTTACGGAGAAGTTGGTTCCAGAGGTAGCGAAGGAACAGGCAATCGGTGCCCGTGAGGACAAGGAACCCGAACCGGAACCAGCGGCACAGCCAGCAGTCGCAGCACAGTAACTTTCTAAATCAGATATGGGAGTAGAACTCCCAACGGAGATTCAATGGCAGACGAAGTAAGCAGCATATTCGCGTTCGCAGCAGAAGCACCCACATCCACCGAAGTAGCAGAGCCTCCCGCAGATGCTATCCCCGAGAACGAAGAACACGCAGCAGATGCTTCCGATGGTTCTGGCTCCGAGGGCGAAGGCATTGACGAAAGTACAGACGAAAGTACAGACCAAAGTAAAGAAGGCGAAAAGCCCAAGGTCCTAACTCTCTCCCAGCAGCAGGCTGCTCTCACAAAGTTACGCAACGAATCCACTGACCCCGATGTCCAAGCAGTGCTTCGCACCGCCAAGGATGCACTGGGACGCCTCGACGCGTTCGGCAAGCTAGGCAAGGTGGAAGAGCTTCGCACGCTGAAGACAACCGTTGACACCGCAGGCGGACTTGAAGGCATCGCCAACCTGCAATCCATCGCGTCTTCTATCGAAGCGACGGATGCATTCATTGACGCGGGCGATCCGCAGGTCATCGACCAGATTCTCGAAGACTCACCTGAAGGTGCCCCGAAACTTTTAGCACCGTTCCTTTCCAAGATCGAGAAACTCAACCCCGAAATCTACGCCTCCACCATCCAGCCGCACCTTGTCAAGAACTTGGTCGCAGCGGGCCTTGAGTCCGTGCTGTCCGAGATTCTGAACGCAGGCACGGTAGAAGGCGCGAAAGCCGCAGGTCAGAAGCTCGCACAATGGTTCGCGAACCAGAAGGAACTCGCACGCCGCAACGGATCAGCGGAAGTTGACCCGCGAGAGGCTGCGCTGTCCAAGCGCGAGCAGGAGTTCTCCAAGTCCGAGACTCAGCGCTACCACGGCGAGGTAGGCAAGGCGATCAAGACGCATACCGATCAAACCTTCGGCACCGCACTCAAGCCCTACGACCTGTCCAAGCTGACGGGACGCCAGAAGTTCGACATCGCCAACAGCCTGTACTCCGCTATGGGCAAGGCAATCGCAGCCGATAAGGCAGGCACGCTCACCATGAAGTCGCTGCTCACCAAGGCAGCCAACCGCGACAAGGCAATCGCGCACGGCAACGACGCCGTGACCCGCAACACGGCAGCTATCGTAAAACAGGTCATGAACGAGTACGGGATTAAGGCGGGGAAAGTCAAGACCGCAGCTAAGGTTGGAACAACCGACAAGACCGAGGAAAAGAAGGAAGTCTCCGCTAACGGCAGCAAGATCGTCCGTGTCTCCGAGAAGCCAGACCGCTCACTCTGGGATCAGGACAAGACCACGTTTGACATGGTCGCTCGTGGCGAGGCGATCCTGAAGAAGAATGGGGTGTGGGTAAAATGGAGGTAGCCAGTATTAGGTTAGGTGAAGCAATTTTACGCCTACCTTTACCTTCGCAAAAACGGCACTCCCTATTACGCAGGGAAGGGTTCAGGACAACGTGCTTTTAGCACACAACACCGTGTTCATCCTCCTAAAGACCGCTCTCACATCCTGATACTTGAGCGTAGTTCCGAACAAGAAGCTTTTGAAACTGAAATGGAACTGATCCGTAATTGGGGCAGAAAAGACTTAGGAACTGGGTGCCTTCGCAACATGACCGAAGGCGGCGACAATCCCCCAAACCATAAAGGCAAGCACATCTCTGGCAGACCAAAGGGGATACCGCACACCGAAGAGTGGAAAAACCACATGAGTGCGGTTATGAGGGGGAGAAAGATTACTTGGTCAGCCAAATTGAAAGGACATAAGACAGCAAAGTTAACCCCCGCTCAACGAGAAAAAGTAAGTGTGGCAGTGAAAGAACGTTGGAAAACCCAGCCTTACTCCTTCAACATCATCAGAAAACGAAATACAGACCCCTGATACAGAGACTCAGTAAGGAATCCAGACCGCACTGGCCAAAGGTGATGATAGGCGTATACCTACCGCAGATACTTCCTCAAAGGTTTCCTACCCACCAATTGGGACAAGTTGGACACGGAGATTCATCGCCAGACCCGAACCTTATGGAGATAAGGGCTGAGGCTGAGCACTTAGGAAACGATTATGCCAACCGCCGGACCGGGAAATCCAGTACTCGAAACAGCAGTAGAGGGTGTGGAATTAGAAAGTTTTGGTCGCGATATTCAAGATTTGATTTTCAAGGGAACCACTGCTTACTCGCTCTTCAAGAGCCGTGCAGAAACCGTTCCCGTCAGTAATATTACCGCTGCTGGTGGGATCACGAGGCCGAACTGGCGCGTGGCTTTCCGTCCGCAGGGTGGTGCACCGATTGCCGTTGGTACAGGCAACGCGGACTCACTCGGTCGCGGTTCCGGTAGCCAGTGGAACGATTTTGCACTGACCCCGGTCTTCCTGTTCGCAGTCACAGAATTGTCTTGGCTGGCTCAGATCGCAACTCGCGGTAAGAACCGCGCACTCTTTTCCGTTAAGGAAGAGGAACTGAAGAACTCGCTCCAAGCGGCTCTTCAGGGTGTCGAGGGACTCATCAACGGAGACGGCTCTGGTGCAATCGACCAGATTCCCGCGACCGCTGTGATCACCCTTTCAGGTGGTCCTTCGCCAGCGCAGGTCGCCAGCATTATCGGCATGAACGTGGCGGCTGCATTCACCGACCAACAGGTGGTTTCTGTATTCCCATCTGAGGGTGGTGTGTCACGCGGTCAGGCCACAATCTCGTATCCCGACGCGGTTACGCAGACCCTATTTTTCTCCACCGTCCTCCCAGCCGGAACAACGAACGGGGACTATTTGATGGTCACGGGCGCTTCAGGTGCCGTGAACTCAAGCATCCTCGGAATCCGTGCATGGCAGGTCAACAGCAACGTCGGAACAATCGGCGGCATCTCACGCGCCCTGTATCCGTCGAGGCTCTCGACCCCAACCATCAATTTGAACACCGGAGCAATCACGCCGGGCGTCGCTCAACGCACCCTCGTACTTCTGGGACGTGCCCTTGGGCCGGACGCAAAGTCAATGAAATCAGGAATTTGGTACGGACCGCCCGAACAGGCTTACGCCATCAGTAACTTATTCTATAATGTACAGATCAGTCAAAACCTGCAAAAGGGTGAGTCTGTTCCTGACATGGCACGTGAAGGGTTCATCGAAGAGTTTGGTGGGCGTTCCTACCACACCTCTTGGACCGCACAGCCGAACCGCGTTGACTTGCTCTTGATGTCCACGTGGAAGATCGGATCGCTCCTTGAAATGGAGCTTTACGATTTCGGTGGCGGAAACGTCGTAGCCCCGGTACCTGACGTGGGCACGACCAACGGCACCTACCTCACGAGCCACATGTACGCTTACAACGTCGCGTTCCAGCTTTGCAACGCTTCACCGCGTAGTGGGCTGTACATCCAGAACGCAGCGGTTCCAGTAGTCTAACCATCTCTTTAGGAGAGATAAATCACACGGCAAACGCCCGATCAGAAATGGTCGGGCGTTTTCTTTTGGATACGGTACTTATAGGTAGGAGATTCGCGCTATGCCATGCTTGAAGCACGCCCGCCCTACTATCAGCCCCGTTGACCAAACCGAAATTCCCGGCAAGTCCGTTGACTCCTGCTACAACTGCCTCATCGTTGACCTGACTGACCGCGTGACCGAACTCGAATCCCTCGCCAAGCGCCAAGACAACACCATTCGTGGACTCATAGATTTGATCTACTGCGAGACAGGGGCACCGGAAGGGCCTACGTCGTTGCAAGGCCGCCTCGTAGCGATAGAAGAGATGCTCAAGGAGCAAGATGAAAAATCCGCTGTTGAAGAAACCAGTCAGGCCGTCCAGCACTCAAGTACAGCCCGGCGCTGAGGCGAGATTCACGGTGAAGTCCGTGCCCAACGATGAAGGCGGCGACCCTTGGCCGAGATGTGAACTCTTTGTTGAGAAGAATGGCGTGCGCATCAGTCTGCCTTTCCCGAACAACCCCCCAGATGGGGTGATGCGTCGCTGCGACAAGCGTGCGGTGACAGGGATCATCTCGCACACACCCAATAAGACGTGGCGTGTATGTCAGGAACATCACGACCGCGCCATACTTATGGGTATGCCACTTGCCACGAAGGTCATCCAGTGATGCACCTCCCTTTCGAGCCATTGAACGACCGTGTCATCGTGAAAAGAATTGACGAAGTCGTTGATGGCACACTTGTCGTCTCAAAGAAGTATCGCCAAGCCAGCAACAAGTGCGAAGTCGTGGCCGCAGCCAAGGGCATTGACTTGAAGCCCGGCGACTATGTTCTCGTAGGCGAGTACAACGCGGAAGCTTTCAACAAAGACGGAGTAGAACTTTTTATCGTGCGCCTCGGTGACATCCGTGGCGTCGAAAGGGAAGTTACAAATGAGTAAGAAAGAAAAGTACGCAGGCAGCTTCGACGACGAGAATTTCGGCTCGCTGCCGCCGACGTGGGACGAGATGGAAGAGGTGTTTCGTCAAATCTCCGGGCACATGTCCCAGATAAGGCAGACCCTCAACACACAGGCTCTCATCGTAGGTGCGCTGTCCCGCCTGCTGCTCGAAAAGGAAATCTTCACGACGGAGCAGATGGATGCAGCAATGGTTCAACTGCACGACCAAGCACAACAGGCGGCTAATGCCAAAACTCCTACTGTTCAATGAAGAGGCCCGCGCCAAGCTCATGGCTGGCGTAGATAAACTCGCGGACGCCGTCGGGGCCACGTTAGGCCCTGTCGGCAGGAACGTCGTCATCGAGGAACCGAGCGACCTGAGTCCGATTGTCACGAAGGACGGAGTGACCGTTGCGAAACACATCTATCTTGAGGACCCTCTGGAGAACATTGGCGCTCGCATGGTACGCGATGTGGCTTCCAAGACGGTTGATATTGCAGGGGATGGAACTACGACTGCAACGGTGCTTGCTCAAGCGATCTTTAGGGAAGGACTCGAAGCAGTTGGCAAAGGAAGCAATCCTACTCGCATCAAGAAGGGCATCGACCTCGCCGCACAAGTAGTGTGCGATGAAATCCTCCTGTACGCCAAGCCAGTCACTCCCGAGTCTATCTTTCAAATCGGCACTATCGCAGCCAACAACGATCCCGTCATCGGCGCACTCATGGCCGAGGCTATGGAGAAGGCTGGACGTGATGGTGTTCTCGCCATCGCGGACTCCGTTGGATTTGACACCTACCTTGAGACCGTGGACGGAATGCAACTCGGACGAGGTTGGGTAGATTCCCATTTCGTGACAAAACGTGACACGGACGAATGCGTCCTCGAAAATGTCTACATCCTTCTCTGGGAGAAGAAGCTCAGCACGATCTCTCCAGCACTAAAACTACTTGAGCAGGTCGTGGCAAAGGGCGGTTCCCTGCTAGTTATCGCAGAGGATATTGACGGGGATGCGTTGGAAAATTTGAAGGTTAATAAGGAGCGCGGACTCTTGAAGTCCTGCGCGATCCGAATCCCCGGACACCCTCTTCACCGTCCGGGTACGTTGGCGGACATAGCAGCGATGACGGGGGCTACTCCTATCACGAGTGCCCTTGACATCGCCATACAAGAAGTGAAGTTGTCTCATCTCGGTCAAGCCGGGAAGGTTATTGTCGGCAAGGATAGGACACTGATAATCGACGGAGCGGGGGCCTGCGAGGATATTGCTTCGCGTGCGGCTGAACTACGATCACTGGTGTCTCACGCTTCAGGCAACGAAAGGGATTTGCTTCAGCAACGCCTCGCCGCACTCAGCGGAGGAATGGTCGTCATCCGCGTCGGAGGATTCACCGAGACGGAAGCCAACGAAAAGAAGTACCGCGTGGAAGACGCGATGCACGCAGTCCGTGCAGCGACAGAGGAAGGAATCATCCCCGGCGGAGGCACCGCACTTGCTCGTGCATCTGTGATCTTAAATCTCATGGATGCAGCATCCACCGCAGACGAGAAGGTCGGGATTGGTATTGTGGCACGAGCTATCACACGTCCTCTGTGCCTCATCGCTGAGAACGCTGGGCAAGACGGTGCTGACGTACTCGCCCGTGTGCTCTTCAGTCCTCATTACGATTTCGGCTACAACGCTTTGACGGACACCGACGAGGATTTGATGGCTGCTGGCGTCATCGACCCGGCCAAGGTCGTCCGCACCGCACTCCGCAACGCAGCGTCCATCGCAGGGACTATGCTGACTACAGCGGTTCTCATCTCTGAAATCAGAGGAAAATATGTGGAAGGATAAAGGATTCTATGTCTACCTTTACCTCCGTGCTAACCAATCCCCGTACTACATCGGGAAAGGAAAAGGATCGAGAGCCATACAGAGAGGCCAAAACCATTGGCCTCCTAAAGACCGCTCCCGCATCACTCTCATACCCTGCAATGCCGCATGGATAGCTCTTGCGATAGAGAAGGATTTGATCCGCTACTACGGACGTAAGGACAACGGAACGGGCATCCTACGCAACCAGACAGACGGCGGGGATGCTCCACCCATCAGCCACCGTGGAAGCCGCAAGGGGCATAAAAAGCCCTTGAGATGGCGGCAACAGTTGATCGCCAGAAATATAGGGAATAAGTACAATTTAGGAAAAAAGCGCAGCGAAGAAACAAAACGCAAGATTGGGGCAGCCAATGCCGTGGCCCTGAAGGGAAATGTTCCTTGGAACAAGGGGTTGAAAAATGTGGACTCTGACTGACGAGAGGAACCTGTGCCCACCAGAGTTTCAAGCACGAATTACGGAAGCAGGGGGCATCAACAAATTTGGAAATCCTAATTTCCTCGTGGTCTGGGGAAACACCTATACCTTCAGAGCGGGCGGCATATGGGAGGGCGACGATGAGAACCAGTTCCCCACCTACACGGGCTATCGCGACATTCTTCTTGGCATGGGCAACAACGCGTGGCTTTTGCTGATCTGGGACGCACCCACAATGACACCCGAGCAATTTTACATTGAAAATTTCGACGAAGCTACGGGGCTTTCTATTCTGGGAGAGTTCCCCTATCTGGGTTCTTACTCCATCGTGTCAACTCTCGAATGGAGGCACGTCGTCAACGGCAGGCTCATCATAGAACCGCAGCCGTTGACTTCGATGCTGATAGATTTAGTCATCCCTACGATCATTCAGGCGAAAGAAGTGTCCGTCGCACGCCGCAAGATGGTCTTCATCGCGAAGAAGGAACGCGAGGACTTGGAGTTGCAGAACGCCATCCGCGAGTCACTTGAAAAAGGACGTCTCGCCTTCGGCACCAGCACCGTTTCCTACGAGGGCAAGGGCGGAACGATGGAGTTCCAGAAAAAAGTTGATGCCCTGAATCGTGGCTGGAACGACGCTATGGGCTTCGCCGCGCACCTGAACAAAGGGATTTTCCAATCTTAATACAGTAGGCAGCCCCTACAGGAGATTCACCGCATGCCAGCACCAACAGCCGAAGTAGGACGTACTTTTTCCCCGACGGACAGCCATTCAGAGGGGATGAGCAACTCCATCAACGGGCGATACCATCAGCAAAACATAGACCGCAACCTGCTTCGCAAGCCAGACTCGTTCGTCTACATTTTCAGCGTTTCCAAGCGTGCATTCCCTTCAGGGAATCCTCTTGTCCGCACTCCCGTGAAGGCTTGCGGCCCGACCCAGCGTTACACGGTCGTGGCAGCACTACCCGAACCGTATCAACAGCCTGACATCGAGCAGATCAACGGAGCCGTCGTGGCGCGTTCGTTCGACGCTCGCCGCGTGGCTATGGACTTCTGCAATCCGTCCAACACCACGGTGGATCAGGATTTCGTGATGCCCCCGCAGAACATCTTCGGATTCGGAAACAACCTGACCCAGCAGGGTGTCTTCTGGGTCGTGAAGGAAGAGTGCACGTTTGAGATTGACGGCAAGCGTGTAGCATTCGGCACCAAGGGGGCACTTCCGGTTCCTCCAGAGGAAGAGCTTGCCAAGGCCGAGCATCGCCGCGAAGTTTACTACGCAGGATTGATCGAGCAGGCCCGCGTCCTCGAATTGTCGGACCCCAAAGGTTTGAACGACGCACTGAACCAAGACTACCATCTTGCCGCCGTGTATTTTGACATTGAAACGTCATGGCACAAGACGCAAGTCCGTGCCGTGCAATGTCCGCAGTGCGGGGAACGCAAGAAGGAAGGAATCAAGTTCCATCCTCTGTCCAACGGAGTTTTCTGCATCGAGGCCAGCAAGGCAGGATGGGAGGCAGCCGTGGACGCAGGCATCAAGTCCAAGACGGACGTTCCCGCAAAGTTCGCATAACCATGGTGGATGTCGCCAACCGCAAGGCGCGATATTTTGGGGGTTCTCGTTAGACAGGGTCTCCAGCGTAAGTTCATCCACCACCAAATTTGTCGCAGGA